TACTGGGAATAAGTCATTGAAGTCAATTCTTGCAATCTCATTAAAATTGCTGTTGTAAATAAACAGACTTCCATCTGAATATTCATTCAACGGATTTTTTGCACTGATGTCTGGATTGTACGGATCTTTCGCTTTGAGATCAATGAACTCTTGAACACTTTCTGGATAACCAAGTGCTCTTAACCAGTTATGAACTTCAAGATAATTTGACAAATTTTCATCAACAAAAAATCTTAGTGAAAAATCTGCATAGGACAACTTATCACCTGGTACAGGAAGATCCTTCAGGTAAGTTGGTTGTGCTGCAAATCCAAGATTGATACCTGGAATTGATGCAGAGTTTGAGAAGAAATCTGCTTTGGGTACTTTGGTAATTGTAAATTTAAATCCAACAGGAGAAAGATAATTCCTGTTGTCTAATTGATTAGTCCAGGGTTTCATTCTCCTCCGCCTCCATTTCCTCCACCATTTCCACCACCGCCATTGCTATCACCACCGCTGCTACCATTGCCGTTACCATTTTTTCCAGTTCCGTCATCCGAGTCTGAGTTGTCGTTGTCGTGAACAAGATATCCTCCACGCCCAACATGATATCCCATGGGAATCTTTTTACATTTTTTATCTGTATAACACCAATATTTTCCAGCAGGGCATCTTTTTGCTGCCGCTTCTTCAATGAACTTGTCGAACCCTTTCATGGTCTTTTTATCTATTTAGACAAAAAAAGGGGACCCGAAGGTCCCCAGAGAAATATGTGAACTTGAATCACATGAGGTTGTCAACGCGAACGCGACGATAGTAGCGGTTGCTGGAAGCGGTGATGCGACCCAGACCTTGTGCGGTTCCTTCTGCGAATGGATTAGCGACCATGCCGTAGCGGGTCTTGAATCCGATCTTAGGTTGGAAGGTGTCCTGACCAACGGCACGAACCATTTGGAGAGGAACATATGGGCAATAGAACAGACCTGCGTCATAAGGTGATGAACCCTTATAACCTGCAACGAAGTACTGGTTTGCAGCGGAGTTTGCAGAATAAGGATCGATGTATACGCGATACTTACCTTGCAGAACACCAGCGAAGGTGTTACCAGTGTCGTCAACATTCAGGTTGGCGTTCAGGGCAGGGGTGTAATCGAGAACACCTGCCATGGTGAGTGCGGAAGCAACATCTGCGGAGCAGAGAATCATGTTGCCCTTTCCTCTACGAGTGCGTTGGGCGATTGCGTTCGCTTCGCGCTCGATTTGGAAAAGCAGTCCCTTGAACTTCTCAACAGACCAACGACCGTTGCTGTCAACATCGAGGTCGAAGATACCACCAGTTGCTGTGTTGGCTTGTGCGCCTGCTTCAGCAGCCTTGTAGATGGTACGGATGACTTCGCGGTTGATCTCAGCAAGAATCTCGGTGGAGAGAATGTTTGCCAGTTCCGCTTCAGCGTTCAGACCATGGATTGCCTTGAGGTCTTGAGCCAGTTCCAGAGAATACTCTGCCTTCAGTGCTCTTGACTTGGCGGTTACGGTGACTTTCTCGATTGAGAATGCCATCTGGTTGAACTGGTCGCCAGATCCGTCTCCCAGATCCTCAGCGTCTCCAGTGTGCATACCCTGACCAGTTGCATATGCATCTTGTGCAATTGAACCGTTCAGCAGACCTGGGTTAGATCCTTGGTTTGCAGATCCAGTAGTACCGAAACCAACGGAAGCACCACCAGAGTTAGCGGTGTATCCACCTTGGGTCAGATCGTCGCCATCATTCTGACCAGAGAATGAGGTATCGACTTCATCGAAGAAGGTCTCAGTTCCGCTCTGGTTGTTGTAGCGGGAACGCATTGCGAAGATCAGTCCAGTAGGACCGTTCATTGGTTGTACGCCAGCCAGGTCATATGCGACCAGGTTAGGCATTGAGCGACGGATCAGGGAGATCAGTACGGGGTCAAAACCTGCGGTAGGACCACCAGCAAGACCTGCTGCGCCACCGAATCCACCAGAAGCGCCTGCAGCGTTAGCAGCGTTGGTAGGACCTTCGGAGAGGAACGCACGCTCCTCGCTCATGAATTTTTCTTGGTTCTCCAGGAGAACTGCGGTTACCATTCTACGGTGGGAATCTTTGATGGCTTCAGCGCCTTCATAGTCCAGTAATGGTGCCCACTTCTCCTGCAGATGCTCAGCATTGAACATTTGCATTTGAATTTACCTCTTTAAAAAAGTGTTTAGGTTTGGGTGATAATCTAGAAACTTACTTTTTAGTGACTCTTCTCAGAGCAGTAAGATATCCTTCCATTGATCCAGAAACTTCCTGGTCCATGGAGTTTTCTTCTGCAATGAATTCAGAAGAATCTCTTTGAGCACTAGTAGTGGTTCTGGAGGGGAAATATGCCTCTCTCAGAGTTACCAGTTTCTCACGGTAGTCTGTTTCACTTTCAAACTCAACACTTTCGGAAAGAGAGGCAAGTTTTTCTTTCTGAGTGACTGCAAGTCCTTCAGAAATTTCACCTAAGATTCCATCGGTAACGGATTCTGCCAGTCTCTTATTCAGAGCGACATTTCTGTCGATCTGCTCATTGAGTTTTTCTTCCATTTCATCAAGTTTATTTACCATGCTCTCAAGTACATCATATCTCTCTTCAGGGATTGTTACATAATGTTCTTCAAAAAGTTGCTTCATACCGCTGAGGAATGACTCGGACATTTCTGCCTTGAGTCCTTCTTCAACAGACAGAGTGTTTTCTTCCAACCACTCTGATGAAACATACTCAAGATAAGAATCCACTCTTTCGGTGAGTTCAGTCTTGAATTCTGTTACTTGTTCCTCGATAGCAGAAGCATAGTTTGCTTCCATTTCTTCCTTGATCTCGCCAACCTTTGCGTTGATTGCGGTTTCAAAGATTACTCTTGCTTTCTCTTGGAACTCTTCGGACAGGTCTTCGCCTTGAAGCAGTGCCTTAACATCTTCGTCGATGTCAATTTCGACAACTTCTTCTTCGGTCTCTTCGGTAACTTCCTCAGACTCGCTGAGTTCGCCTTCTACCTTAGAGCGGAGTTCTTCCTCTTCGGTAACTTCCTCCTCTGCAACGATTTCCTGCTCGTCAGAAACTTCAGTCTCTTCTTCTTCCTTCATACCAGCAGGCATTGGATCCGCAGGTTTTGCACCTTTGTTTACAACATCCTTAACTTGCTTGAGGGTAGCGCCAGGAGTCTTAAGTTTTGCTGAATCGTCGTCAGACTTGTAGTTTTCTGGAGTAGGGCCGCCAAGATCTTCTACAGGAATTTGACCTGGGGTTGCAACAGGAGTTGCACTGGTCTCAGGTGCCATTGGTGCAGAAGCGTTAGCATTAACGGCTGTCTTGGATTGAGCAGTGCCTACTTCCATTTCTTGTAAATTTTTACCACGGGACATTTGAACTCTCCGAATTAACCTATTTGTAGTTTATTAAACTATATTTATTTATAAATTAAAGATTTGACAGAAAATCACTCCATAACTGGAGTTTATGCTCTTCGAGCACCTTCTGATCAACTAAAGTATTTATTCTTTTTTTAGTTTCTGATGCAAACTTTTCACGAAGGATCCCACCTTCCCATACCCATTCTTTTCCTTCCATAATTCCATCTACAAATGCATCAGGTGCAGATGGATCAGCGACGATATCTGCGGCAGTTGCCAACATGAAATCTTCACCAACAACATTGATGCCTTCGTTATTCATCTTCAATGAACCGACACCACGAGATGAAACTCCGAGTTTTACACCTTCATCAAGAAGAGATTGTGCAATCTTTCCCATTGGGGTGCTGAGAAGTTGCGCTTTACCGTAAATGTTTGAACCTCTTTGCTCAAGTTGAACAATCTTGTGAGATACACGATCAAGGTTGATTGTTGGACCATCGGGGTGACCGAGTTCTCCAAGTGCTCTACCTTTATTGGTATATGCTTCGTTGTATCTGCCAACTTCTTTTGCAAGAGTTGCAATAGGATACATTCTGCCATTACGGTTTTTGATGTCACCCTGAAGGAAAGTTCCCTCAATGTACATCTTTTTTGCAGAACCCTTACCTTCGGTAATGACTTCTACATTTTCAACTTCTTCTCTGATGAGTTTCATTTGTTTTTCCTTTAGTTTAGATTATCGTCCAGATGAGGCATCAACCTGTGTGCCCTTAACAGTAGATGCACCTCTCAAACCTTGACCAATTTCCAAATGAATAACAACTCCACTACTTGCTGGAACACTAATTGATCCAACATCAGCATCATCATCTGTATTACGAACAGTCACATCAGCAGCAGAAGTGGCGGTATTGCTGACCCACACAGCAGTTGATGTTTTAAATTTAGTCGTTCCTGCTGCGAGTGCAGTAGCAGTACCTAGTACTTTCATTGATCTTGGTCTCCAGTTTGAGTTTCTTCTTCGTCCTCTTCGGACTCTACTTCAACTTCATCAACAACTTCGTCAGTTTCAGACTCAGTTTCTTCTGGTTCATCTTCTCCAAAAAGACTTGCACCAACTGCAGGTCTTACAGAATCAACTTTTGATGCTGCTTTAGCGTACAAAATTTCTTTAATTTTATCGCTAACTTCAGAAGGAGATGATTCACCACCCACCAACATATCCATTAAATCATCCATTTTATGTTAAAAATAATAAGAACTATAAGATATTTATATCTCTCCGCCTTCAGGCGCTTCAGTTGCTCTACCCGACTTTTCTAAATCTGGTTCAGTGATTGGTGCTCCAAGATCCATTTCACCTGCAGATTGATCCATTGGCATTCCAGTTGCAGGATCAATTGGTGCATTTGGATCAGGTAGAATACCATCTTTGATTTCTTGATCGATCTGCTTATCGATGTCAATAATCTCAGTTTCAGTTTGTTTGAGAATTTTAGTTCTAACATAATGAGCAGAGAAGTATTTGCCCATGTATGGTTCCATAGCAGCAACAACTCCAAGTTGCTCGTTCAGAAGTTCATTTTGTTTGAGATCTGAGAAATGATTGTCATATAAGAAGTCATATTGAATATGCTCTTCTAACTCATTCCAATCATCGGGGGTGATAATATTTTTTAGAATTAATTGAGTTTTCAGCATGTCATTAAAGACACCTGAGAATCTCTTACGCAGTCTGCCGACAAACTTGGTAAACTTCAGTTCATCACGCAGAATTTCAGAAGAGCGACCAAGGTTGAATCCACCCTGACTATCAAGTCTACTGGATGGAACATTCAGTGCCTTATAAAGTTTAGTTTGGAAGTAATCAACATCAGTTAATTCTCCAAGATTTTGTCCACCAGGAAGTGTAGAAATTTCAGTTCCTCTTCCACCTTCACGACGAGGCAGCCAGA